CAACCAGTGTAATCTGTCACTTCTTCAACTAGAACATCAGCGATGGCTTCATCATCATCGTCATCATCAACTTCCACCTCAAAGACATTACCAACAACAGAATCAATCACCCGTTGTTGATCTTCTGTGGTAAAGTCAAGATCATCAAAATCAAATGAAGCTTCGGTAACTTGGAGAGTCAGAGTTTTCATGATCAGTAGTTAGAAACAGTGGTGAAAATGATACCAGTCTCGTTGTAACGAAGGTCAACATCACACTGGTATTCTTCGCTCAAATTGTATGCGAGATCGTATGCTTTGTCCATGTCAGTGGTAGTGTTCTCCCAAGGAGCTCCGTAGCACTTAACATCAATTCGCATCGGGTGGATTCCTCTCAACATGGCCAAGATACCTGATCCGAGCCCCCTGTGGCGGGTCTGGTGGACAGTCCGCCAACTGGCACACTAGATCATTTGCTGCTCCGAGAACCACCGAATAACATGCCAATGAGAAGAACGATCACAACATTCTGCCAGAAGGCGAGATTAACTCCAAACCAACCTAGAACAACACCAAGCAACCAAGCTTGGAAGGAAATAATACCACCAACTAGAAGAATGATAAGAGCAACAAGAGCAAGCAGCTGCGTTGCAGTCAGATCAAACTTTGTGTACCTTTTAGCCATCACCATGTACCTCGTTGAATGTGAATCTTTTTAATTTCAGTGTAAATGAATTGTTTCAGTTTGGCATCATCTGTGTTATCAAATGCGTACCAAAGCCGATTCAGGTACTCATCCTGTTTCATACATTTAACCACTTCGGTTTTAGTTACACCTAGTTCATTTAGGGGAGATCCGGCTTTACTTTTAGGTCGTCCAAAGTTACCAGTGACATTACCCTGAGTTCGAAGCTTTGGTTTGATTTTAGATAGGTTTGAGTAGGTCATTCAGAGTACATCAGCTTGACGGAGTTCTTCATCAATGCAGTCAAAGATTTCAGTGTAAATGTGATCGTAATGATCTAGATTTTCAATCACTTTGTTTGCAACTTCTTCAGTTACATTAACCTCATCGTCAGGATAATCGAGAACATCCTCTTTAGTGTAGATTCATGCAGCTACGGGGGATTGCTCACCCTGTTGTTCAATCAGACGATTGATAGCTTGACGCAGTTCAGCAAGTGTGCGAGTCATTTAGTAACCGAAGTCGTACTCAAAGTTAGCAGCAGATTCAATAGCTTGGAGAATACCTTGATAGGTACTCTTTTCTTGTGGAGTGAACTCATGTTTCTCCATCTGAAGACAATAAGTAATCAGATTGATTTGATAATCATTAAGTTCAACTTTCATGATTCAACCTCCGAAGATGTCATCAAACAGATCATCCATCTCACGCATTTCGTTCTGACGATCAATCTGGTTTCGCATCTCAACATAATACTGTTGTTCCATCTTGAGCTTCAGCAACTGGTCACCAATCTCATGCAGTTTGTTGTTAATTTCAATACGATCCATTCCGTTCACAGTGGTAACCGTGATCGGCATACCTTGTGACATCGTGGTGCGTTCGGAGATTGTGTGAGTCATGGGGAAACCTCTCAACATGGCTAGAATACATTGACTGGCGTCCTCTGGCGAGTCACTAGGCCGGTTCCGGAACTGTCACAGTATCACTTGTCCCATCCTTTTCTCATGGTGAAGTTTGCATAAGAGAACTGACGACGATTGATCAACTTGAAAGTACCAAACTTGTTGGTCATCACATAACCCTCATGATCACATTCATCATCACCAAGATAACAAAATACTTCCTCAACAGAGGTGATACCTTCCATCATAAGCTCTTTGATCTCAATGATGAGTTTGTAGAGAATCATCAGGTTGTTATCCATACCCGACTCTGCAATGTCGCGTTGTTCGCGGATGCACTTGTTCACAGCTACTTTGAGTTCTTGTCCTTCTTTTTGCGAAGGGAACTTAACAAAATTGATAGCCACACTTGCAAGACCAAGAAGGAGATCAATTCTACGACGACGGGAGGTAAAGTGTGCATCGGTTTTCAGGAACTTAACATTAGGAGATTGCAGTTCCTCATCAACACCGAACGATGCAACTGCGTCTTTCAGATGAGTAGAACTGGTGTAGGAAGTGTGTGCAGCAATGATCACATTCTCTTCCACAAGACGACTGAAGTTGTATTCAATCGTGTTAGGTTTGTAGAAGTCATTACCACCGAAACCGATGAAATCACCTTGCACAATACCTTTGATGCGAGGGAGATTGTCGAAACAAACATGCAGAATAGATGCGACATTTCCGTCATGATTGACAGAAATGTCATAGTGAGAATAATTGATCTTGATCTTTTTCTTGTTGAATACACTTTTCGTACCAACAAAAAATCTACCCGTGAAGGGACAAGTACCCCACACGATTGCAGGAGCTCCATCCCATTTGACGGAGAGTTTGCTGTTGCGATCCTTCAGGAATCGCAGGACATTCTTTGCACCATCCCGACCATCATTCAGGATCGCGTCTTCGGGATGTTCCAGGTGAGTGTTCTTCATGTGGCCATCATACATGGAAAGAGGGCCCTGTAAAGGCCCTCCGTACCAGTTCGCAGACTGTCACATGAACTCAGCGATGTAGTAACCAATCGTTACATTGTATTCTTCTGCCTTTTGTTCCCACTCTTGCCATTCTTCATCATCAGCAAGACATTCAAGTAAGATCAGTTGGTCTTCAGTCATTCTCATTATTTGATGATGGTTTTGTATCCAAAAAGTCTATAACTTTTTTCATTTCATCGACCTTAACTCCTGTTGGATTGTCAATGATTTCAGCCATAAGAACCTTCATAGCTTCCATCTTTTGTTGATGCAATCTTTGTAGTTGTTCTGGGTTTTGAAAGCGTGGATCAATCATTGTTCAGTTAAACTCTAGATTATCTATTTAAGTAGTAAAACTATCCACAACGCGGGAGGGTTCTTCATCTACAAGAGCAAACTTGTGAGCATTCACAACTCGTTCCATGATACGAGCATCATGAGAATCTTCACAGTCATCACGCCAGTCTAGGAGAACATCGTGGCATTCATTGTCATTCTCTGCGATGACACTAACTACGCCACCATACTCAGAGGAAGGAAACGGAACCCAATAATCAACGAGATAAAGATACTTCATTTTCGGTGTTAAACTACTCCTTTAGTGTAAATGTTTTGTTTGGATTTGTCAAGATCAGAGACAATACTTTTTGAGGATTCGGAGAACCTCTCTAGGTTGATCTTGGACAGCAAAAGCTTCTTTCTCAACATCCTTTCTGAATCCAAGAGGTTCAACATAACCATTACCCTCTTTGCACATTTGTGCTACATGAACTGCCTCATGTGCGAGAGTTCGGTTAATCTCACCAACCCAATCAACATAATTTTTCTTAATTGACTCGTTACACATTACTAATGATGTTTTTTTGAGAGTGTTCATAGGATCTCTCCAAGTCAGTGCATAGCCATCAAACTTGTCTTCTCTACAGACTTTATGATTGTTGACAATGACTGCAACATTAGCCTGTTGCAAGACATCAAGAATCTCTTGATGAGTTGGAGTCAAGTATTCCATCACCAACCCCGATCACTCAACCAACAGGCTAGTTTCCAACCCAACCAACCGATAGCTCCACCAAGCAACATAGCACCAATGCCAGTAGGAAGAGTGAACAATCCGAACAGGATGATGAATCCACCAAGAGCAAGAGCTACACCACCAATGGTAGTACTAAAGTCATCGTCAGATCCACTAGAAGAATTATAAGATGACTCGGAACTATAGGATTGTTGAGGCTCAGATCGTTCTTTCTTCTCAAATACAGGAGAGGTTGAGATGAGTCGGAAACCATCAATGTGTGCGTACAATGATTCCACTTGTTCTTGGGCTTGCATAGGACCAAGTGCATCAACTATGGTGGATTGGATACCCTGACGAGGAGAGTTCCATGCAACTTTGTACTTCATAGGATTTTGTGGAGTGAAATAAACAGGTAATCTTTGGGGTCTTGTTCATCTACTACAATCTCATAGTAGAGTGAGAGTGCATCACCTTCCCGACCTTCTTCTGCAAGATCGGAACACCTTGATTCATGATAATTTTCAAGGTTTCTGATAAGTTGTTTTTGTTTTTTAATCATCCAAATGCAGCCTCTAGAGGAGTTTGTTTGATAGGCATTGCAGTATAAGGTGTGGTCTGTCTGATGTCAACTACACTACCCACTGTCTGACTATTAACTGGGGCGTGGAATTGTTTTGTTTTGGTGTTGTAGAATCCCCAAATGGTTTTAACTGGTTTCCCAAGATTATAGTCATACTGCTTATGGTGATGCAACCAAATAGCAGTAGTGTTCCTCTTGAAATCCTTTTGTTGTTCATAGTGATAACCCTCTGGGGCTTTGTGAAAAAGTTCAACAGTCACTTCTCAATTTTCCAGTGTTCGTTACCCTTGACAGGAACCCAGAAACAGTACATCCTGTTCATTGAAACTAGGAACAAGTGAGGTACACCCTCGATCACTTTCTCTTGTTCTACAGTACACATGTGGAACTGATCCATAATGTTATGGAATCGGTTCTTAGCTTTACTGGACAGAGGAACAACGGAAACCCGTTTTGTTTTAGTAGTCATAGTCTTTACCAACATGGCTAACTTAATGCGTCAAGTAGTGGATTTGGGTGAAGGGTGTGCGGTTTCTTGACTGTCACACTCTTGGATTTGGGTTTTGCGGTGGAACCCTTGGTGGCCTTGGGTTTTGACCCTTGAGATCCCTTGCGGCCACTAGACGGTTTCGCCTTTTTTTGCGATTTCTGGCTCACAGGTGTCTTAGTACCTGTCTTGAGTTTCCGATGCGAGTTTTTTAATTGTTCAAGCCGAATCCCTGCAAGTGCCCTCGTTTTGACTACTTCAAGCTGTTGACCATCAGCAATGATCATGTACTCCTTTCCGAAGGGTACAGCAGCAAACTGGAAGTCTGGTGTGGTGAATCCTGTGGGCCCATTGTCTGGATCCAAGATACTTGTGTTGGGAAACATCATGCGACTAGATACCTCTTTTCGTATTCCAATAGTTCTTCGGGAACATCAATCATGTTGTTGTGAATGGGACGGGCATACTTCCAATGGATTCTACCCTCTTCTCTCTCATACAAATTGATACCCAGGTGGTTGTACTTTTTGTCGGTAGGTACAAGAACCTTGTACCCATTTTCATCATTGCATGTCAAGAATGAGAGAGATTCATTCTCCTTTTGAGTGACTACAATCGTCCTACATGCGTACCAGAAAGTTGCCTTGAACTTCTCATAATCATTAAAGTATGTATCCTGATTGTCCATGATCATGCGACCAATGAACTGCGGAGACAGACAATGGTCATGAGTTGTCTTACCCTTGTTCATCTTGTTGACATAGGCGTTCTCACTGATTAGACCAGTTGGATTGGGATTGCCGCAGTCAAATACACCCAGATAAAAGTCACGGGTGATCGCACGATTCCACTCGGGAGAAGTATCCCAATCCTCTGCGTTAGCTTGAAGATTGCGGAAGGTTTTCTTACAGTAAACTGTCCAGTCTTTAGTTGATTTCATCGTTTGACTACAGAGATTGCAGGTTGACCTTGTTGGAAGATCGTATCCACCACAGCTTGGATCTTCTGGTGAGTGGAGATCCCAACTTTGTTGAAGACGGGAACAACAACCAGACCGAAAGATTTGGTGTAGTTGTCAACATCGCCAGGGATCAGTTCACCACTACGGATGCGAGCTGCATCATCATGGTGCATCCGAATCACACGGCCAATGGTTTGGGAGATACCAATGTAGTCCATGGATCGCATGAAGATGACACCTTCCAAACCACTCACATTGATACCCTCAGAGAGGATAGAGTGGTGAAGAACAACAAACTTCTTAGAGTCATCCTTACCCCATGCACTTAGGGTCTCAAAGAATACCTCACGATTCACCTTCTGACCATTGATAATTGCACCAGTCTTTGCGGTGATGTAGAGATAGGAGAACCCACGATCTTGGAGTTGTTGAATGAAATCAGTCTCAGACATCAGTGCAGAGATCTGTTTGGTAGCTTTCGCACAGATCAACACTTTGTCCTTACCACATTCATCCAGAGTCTCAATCAGGTTGGTGCAATCCCGATCCGCAGGAATCTTACCAGACTTCACCATAGGAAGTTGTTTCGCAAGAACTTTCGGAGGCAGGATGTAACCACCTTGCACAAGTTCAGGTGCAGGAACATTACAAATTACCTGACCATAAACTTCTACATCATTCATCCCAGGCTTACCAACTGCGAGAGAATGTTTGGGAGTCGCAGTGAAGAAGTAACAACGGTCAGCTTCGTGACTGAAGTATTCAGTTGCAGGGAAGAAGTTGCGTTTGACTGAGTTGTGAGCTTCGTCAAAGTAGATGGTATCAACTTTGATACGAGATTGCTGCAGTCGCTCCAGAGAGTTGTAGGTCGTGAAGATCAGTTTGTGACCGCGAGTATTCACCCACCAATCAACAATCTCCTGAGGTTTGGTAGTAGAATAGTGATGAGTTTCGCCCGAGTGAACATGCAGAACACTTGCGTTGGTGATAAACTCCAGAAACTCAGAACACAACTGGCTGGCCAGCAAGATGCGGGGAGCACAAACTACAATAGTCTTTTCAGTTTGCATTTGCGTTTGCATCGTTTTGTTGGAATTGAATCATTGCATCTTTGATCATTTTCATCGTTTTCCCGCCACCAGTGGGAACGATTATCTGACCTTTGTTATGCAGTTGCATTAGATCAACTGCGCGTTGTTGGTGTGGTCGGAGAATCATCGAATTGCGTCTCAACATAGCTAGAATACACCCCTACCCCAGACGGGGCAAGGGCTCTTGGATCAGGAAACCTTATCAGTGGTATAAGTATAATCTATGTTACATGCGTAAAGAACTTTCATCATTAAGTTCAGCGATCTCTGGTGGGGCCTTTGTTTCCACCCATACCATTGAGTTCTTTTGCCTTTATCGTATGGTGGATTCTGACCAACAGACCAGTATTGTTCAGCGGTTACATCATAGATTGTTTCGTCATCTTGCAACCACCAATGAGTATCATTTCGGTAATCAATTCCACTCATAGGAACTAACTTATCTGTGTTCATTAGATAGAACAAAGCCTGGGTGGAATGATAACAATGTCCGTACATTGGATTTGTTACATTTTCTTCTCGGTATTTCTTGGTGAGAAGATCGGGACTCAGTTGATTCTGAATCACTTTCATAACTGATTCAGTGATTTCATGAGTATAGTAAAAGGGGAGAAATCCCAGAGTGCGAGTCTCTGAGATCTCCCCATCTTTGTAAGAATGTCTTACGACTTCTTTCATCAAAGTGCAGAATAATCTACAACTTCTCCAACGAGGTTATCAGATCCAATCTTTTGGAAAATAACCTTCTGGGGTTCACAGGCTTTGGTCTTGAAGAAGTTGACTGCAGCTGCAAACTCAAGACATTCATCAACAAATTCGTTCATGAGATTTTCTGCAGCAGAATGTGCATCATCAATATGTTCATGGCTATAAGCCTTACTGTTCCAGAGACAATAACCTTGAGTTTTGCCACCACTATTGACATAAGAACGCATCATAGATCGTGCAGTACGAATGAAGCGTTGGTTGTTACCTTTCTCTGCATCAGTGGTATTCAAGATGATCAGACTGGGATCGAAGTTTGCAACAATTTGGTTGACTTCATGCTCCTTAAGTGACTCAATGCGACCCATAGCCATTTCCTTAGAGATAGCATCAGTAATATAGGTAGTTACTTGTCGCTTAGTCAGACAATGTTCAATGCTGTTGAACCATGCAACCATTTGGTCACGATTCCACCCGTGAGCTTTGATGCGACGAATCAAAATGCCCATGTAATCAGCCTTCTCTGCGGGTTTGTTTTTTGCAGATCCGTTGTCACTGATAGCGGCATCTTCTAGGACTTCCAGATCATTTGTCTGAAGGTAATTGCGGGTAGCTTCATCATACTCATAGATGTCATACACCCACACAGTATAACCAAGTTCGTCAAAAATGTCTGCACGACCATAACCACCATAGAGGGAAAGATGACCATCCTCATTGATAAGTTTCGGAGGCATCTCACGGATATCAATACCTTTCTCAAAGCTACCAAGAAGGGTATCATCTCGTTTGCCAGTGCCAGCTTGACGGGCAAGATTCTGAGTTTCTCCCCGCTTATTTTTTTTGTTCGGGGTAGAAGTAGTCAATACTTTTCGTTCAACAAATCGCATACCATCAACTTGTTCTGGTGCCGGAATCTTGAAAATAATGTCATTCCAAACCGGATCATTGCAAGTATGAGGAACTTGCAGAAAATGATTTTTCTTAGCCATAATGAAAGAGTGCTAAAAGCAAAAGGACAGTTGGTTCCAGATCTTAGTCGCTAGAAGCTTATCTGGGTGGGAGATCTTTGAGGGCGGCCCCGTTCCCATGTAGTCAGTTTATCAGAAAGATTTCAGAAGTGCAAGAGTTTCGTAATCAAACTCTTCACGGATACCAGAATCGGGAAGCCAATCTTCAGGACCAGTTTCCATCATAGATTGATAAAGTTCGTTTTCGTCCATGTAATCGTAGTTGAAATCGTCGTTCATGGGTGAATCAGTTGAACAAGGCCAAAATAATGTGGATTGGGGGAGAAGTCAAGGGGCTGACTGATCAGAGATCCTTATCAGTCCCATGAAACATTCTGAAGTAGGACACCAGGCATTACATAAGACCAGGCTCCAAGACCATCAACGCCACCAACTTTATACTCAAACTTGTAAGCAAACTTGTTGTGTGAGTCCCAAGTCATGAAGCCTTTCTCTTTATCAAACCAGGATTTGATAGTCAAACGGAAGCGATTGGAGTAAATGTTACGAGTGCGAAGAGCACCGCCAGTTTCACGAGTTTCAATTACCACACAGTTATCCATTTGAAACTCATTGTTTGCTTCAAGAGCACATGCGGTTTCATATCGGAAAGGCCGATACTCTTTCTTTTTCTCAACAACTGGTTTTGTTTGAGTAGAAGTTACATTAGATTGTTGTGCAAATGCAGGAGAAGAGAGGAGAATTGCTGCGAGAATCAGAAACTTTTTCATTTACTTTCAACATAAACATAGTCTGGGTGTTTGGCTTTGAAAGCCTGTACCTGTTCTTCAGTTTTGAGGAACACCGAAAGTGTGGTGTTCGGATGTTCCTTGAAGTAATACTTCACTTGAATAAGGTTTTCCATATCACGCAGGGATTTGTTCTTCATTACCTTTAGGAGTATAACACTTCCACTCACCATCGGCAAAGAGGTAGGCATAGTCTGCCCAAGAATCCTTTACACCACTGATGAAAGCTTGGAAGGAATTGTCAAGATTGGGTTCGGTGTCAGATTCACCACGCTCAGAATAATACAGAGTGCGGGATTCCATTTCTTTCTGTTCCCAATCTTTATCAGTCCACAGAGAACTGATGTCTCCACCATCAATCAACTCTGCAGCTTGTTCGTAGGAGTTGAAGTGTTCTTTCAGTTTCTTACCATTCCACTCGGGATAGCCGTCCCAGTGACAATACGCCGAGAGAACAGAACCATCTTTGAGTTGAACACCAATGCGAGAACGAGTTGCCATGGGTTTGATTGATTACTTGGCTAGTATGATGTATGAG